ATCGTTGTACTTTTAACAGGATTTTCCCCTAGGAGCTATATGCCTCAGTATGCCAAACCTTTAACTCTACACAAGGGTGTAGATAATCAATTACAATTTCAATTTTTAAATCAAGAACAAAAGCCTGTGGATATCACTGGTAAAGAAATCACATGTCGTATTATCAGTTATGAAGGCAATAAGGTTCTGTTGAAAAAAGCATTGACACTACAACTAGCATTGAATGGTATTGCTTCATTGTTTGTAGGACCTGCTGAAATTGAGGATATCGACCCGCAAAAATGTTATTATACATTAGAAATCCCAGTCGGTGATTTTGACTTCCCTGTATTTGTTGACCAAAATGCAGGTGCACGCGGCGATTTAAATATTGTTAACAGTGTATTACCAAGCTTTGTTCCAAGTATGCAAGTTACTATCCCTGATGGGCAAATGTTTGCTAATACAAATTGGATCCCTAACAACTATGTAAACCCTAATCCAAATAGCACAGTTTATTGCAGTAGTGTTATCAACACAAACGATAATCCAGTGATGTCATTACAAGCAACATATACAGACTTCTATGGCAACGTGTTCATTGAAGGTTCTACTGTAGGTGATGCTGATTGGTATTTGGTAAGTCCGGTATATGACTATACAGATGAGACTGATACCAAAGGTTATTTGGTCCGCGGTTATCACCCTTATATCCGTATGACATTTGTAAGCAATGCGGGCGTAGTAACCAATCTTTGGTCAAGATAATAATCCAATACTATTGTAAAAGTGTAACAATTTTGTTATACTAACTAAATGTTCGATATTCTGTCTATTATTCCAGGCAAAAGAAAACTCACGGGTAGTGGCTGGCATAGCTTCAATGCTGTATGCTGTCATCATCGTGGGCACAAAGCCGATCGCAGAAGTCGCGGTGGCATTAAGTTTGATGGTACAACTAACTGGTCTTTTCATTGTTTCAACTGTGGCTTTAAATGTGGCTTTAGATTAGGAACGCCTATCGGTAAGAATACAAAGCAATTATTAATCTGGTGTGGTATTGATGAAGTACAGATTAACAAGTGGAGTATGGAAAGCATTCAACAAAAAGATTTTGTTGATTTGAGTCCTAAGAAAAAAGAAAAGAAAATCAAGTTCAAAGAACATGAATTACCTGACGCAGAGCTACTTGACCAAAATAACGAATTACACAAAGTATATATAGAATATCTGCAGGCAAGGGGTATAAGTAGTAGTGAATATCCCTTTATGATTACACCCAACGACACTGGTCGAATGGGGAATCGTATCATCATCCCTTACACATATAAGAATAAGATTGTAGGACATACAAGTAGATTCTTAGACAACAAGATTCCAAAATACATTAACGAACAACAGCCTGGCTATGTGTTCGGTTATGACTTTCAAAAACCAGATCAAACTGTTTGTATTCTAGTCGAGGGCATATTCGATGCACTAAGTTTAGGTGCGTGTGCATTAACACACAATACAATCAATGATGACCAGGCAGAATTGTTGGCACAACTAAACAGAAAAATTATCTTTGTTCCAGATCGTGACAAGACAGGCTTGGCTACATGCGACAGAGCATTAGAGCTAGGTTATAGTGTTAGTATCCCTAATTGGGGTGATGACGTAAAAGATGTGAATGACGCAGTTGTCAAGTATGGTAGACTACCAACACTATTAAGTATATTACAGTCAGCAACAATGAATAAGATAAAAATAGAAATACAAAGGAATAAAATTGTCAGAAAATTACAGTAAAGAAATGCAACTAACATTGTTGAGAACAATGGTATCGGATGCGGAGTTATTCACACGTGTGATTAATATCTTTAATCCAGAGAACTTTGACAAGTCATTAAGACCAGTAGCTGAATTGTTGAAAGAACACTCAGACAAGTATAGAACATTGCCTGATAGTGAAATCATCAAAGCAAGTACTGGTATTGAGATTGAGTTATTAGACGAAGTTAAAGACAACAGAAAAGAATGGTTCTTAGATAAGTTTGAAGCCTTCACTAAGAAGCAAGAACTAGAACGTGCGATTGTTAAAGCATATGAATTACTTGAAGGTGGTAAGTTTGAATCTATTGAAAAACTAGTTAAGGACGCAGTACAAATCAGTTTAACTAGAGACATGGGTACAGATTATTTTTATAGCCCTTCAGCACGACTAGAGAAATACTTTAGTAGTGGTGGACAAGTTAGTACGGGCTGGCCGCAACTTGACAAACTATTACATGGTGGTTTCAGTCGTGGCGAATTGAACATCTTTGCAGGTGGTTCAGGTTCAGGTAAGTCATTGGTCATGATGAACATTGCGTTGAATTGGCTACAGTTAGGACTGAATGGTGTTTACATCACACTAGAACTTAGTGAAGAACTTACTGGTCTTAGAACTGATGCGATGTTGACTAATCGTAGCACTAGAGATATTCGCAAAGATATCAGTGGTGCAGAATTGTTCATTAAGATGGTTGGTAAAAAGTCTGGTAACTATCAGATTAAAGCATTGCCAGCACAGAGTAATATCAATCACGTTCGTGCTTTCTTAAAAGAATTTGAGATTGCTTCTGGACAAAAGCTTGACTTTGTTATGATTGACTATCTTGACTTGTTGATGCCAGTAAGTGCTAAGGTTTCGCCAAGTGACTTGTTCGTTAAAGACAAGTATGTGTCAGAAGAATTGCGTAACTTAGCAAAAGAGTTAGGTATGCTCATGGTTACTGCATCACAGTTGAATCGTACAGCGGTTGATGAAATTGAATTCGACCATAGTCACATCAGTGGTGGTATCTCAAAGATTAACACAGCGGATAACGTGTTTGGTATCTTCACTAGTCGTAGTATGCGTGAACGAGGACAGTATCAATTGCAGTGTATGAAGTCTCGTAGTAGTACTGGTGTTGGTCAAAAGATTGAACTGGAATATAACGTTGAGACAATGCGTATTTCAGACCCTAACCCAGAAGGTGAAACAAGTTACACACCTAAGCCTAGTCCTAATGACATTATGAACAAACTGAAAACACAATCAGTTGTCTCATCTACTGAGCCAATCATAGATCAGGGTACAGGTGAGATACTAGAGCCTATCAACAAGAAAGTTGTAGGTGATGTACAAGGTTCAAAACTTAAATCATTGTTAAATTCATTGAAAAAGTAAATGAAGTTTGATTGTTATACCATATCATTTTGTCCAGGTAGTTCAGGTAGATTTATACACACTATCCTGTTCAATATGATTATGGGGAACAATGAAGCCATCACTTTTACTAAACACAATGATGCACATTACACTAATGTTGAAATGCAAGTAAAAAATGCAGATCCTTCAGTACACGACATATATGAAACATTAGAATTTAACAAACACCCATCTAAGGTTTTAGTGACTCATAGATATCCAAAGTTTGATGTTATCTATGATAGATTTAATCAAAATATGGGTGTAATTTTAATCAGTCTCACACCGTCTGATTTATATGAAGTTTTATATAATTCTTTTCTAAAGAACAGAAACTTAAAATTAGATATAAACAACATTAATCGTTATATAGAATATAAACAGAATGAATGGAAACAGTTTATTCAACCCGTACTAGATGATAGAATAAACGTTTTAGTGTTAGAATACTCTAAATTGTTTGAATATACTCACGGACAGTACACAATACTAACAAAATTAGAACAATTTACCGGATTGACAGCATCTGAGGGTGTTGTTGAGACATTTAAAAATTACGCCACAGGCAGACAGAAATTGATAGATTCTGACATGCCCTGGTTATATGAACTTCAACGAAATCTAGATAAATAATTAATATGCAAAAACAAACTCGAAGCCTTTTGGAAGAACTTGAATCCATCGGTAATAATCGTGATACAACTCACATTATTGAAAGCCGTGGCCACAACATTATTACAAGTGCTATTAATTTGATAGAAATGATTAGTAAACACTATACTCCTGAACAGGCTGAGATATTAGAGCGTAAGCTACTAAGTGCTATAAAAAGCAAGGACCAATCAAGGTTCTCAAAGTCGTTGAGGAAAAACCGTGAAAATACGTGATATAAAAGAATCAAAACAAATCAATGAATTAGACCTAAGTTCATTCATCGGTGACAGAGGTGCAGCCGCAGTAAGAAGCGGTATGGACTCATTAACTGGTAAAGCTACTGGTAATCAGAGCACAGAAGATAGAATGGCTATGGACATTTTCCTTAAAAAGTTCATTGGCAATGCGTCACAAGCGGTTAATCAAGCAGTACAAAGCGGTTTAGTTGCAAAGGGTGCAGGGGCGACTGCCCAACCACAAGCGGCTCAACCCCAAGCAACACCTGCACAAGCTAAACCAGGTCAAGCACAACACCAAGCAACACCTGCACAACCACAGGCGGCTCAACCACAGGCGGCTCAAGCACAGGCCCAGTCTCCTGAACAAATTCGTAAACAAAAACAAGCGGCTGCTGGTGCAGTAGCACAAAAGCAAATGGCAGCAAATCCTGCACCAGCTAAGGCAGCACCCGCCGGTACATCCGCAGTGGCACAGAGTCCAGAACAAATTCGTCAGCAAAAGCAAGCAGTAGCGGCTAAAGCGGCACAGGGTCAAATGACACCTAAAGTTGCAGGACCTACTCCTAAGACACCTGAACAGATTAGACAAGCTAAACAAGCGGCAGCAACCGCGGCCGCTCAAGGTCAGATGGCTCCTGTAAGCAAGTTACCTGCAGATCAGTTTGCTAAGAGTGCTAGTAATGTAAGACAACAACAGCAAGCAACTGCAACACAAACTGCACAACAGCAGATGGCCGCACCTGCTGAACCAACTAAATATTCAGGTGGTGTTCAGGGTATTAAGAGTAATGTTGATGTTAACAAATTACAGAAATTTGACGGCATTGTTGATGTGTCACCGAAAATACAACCTCCACCGCAAATTAAAGACGCTAAAGGTAGAACTTGGACAAAGTTACCTGGTGGTTGGACAATGGATGGTACTAAAAATGAAATTGACCGCAAAGATTCTACTTACCAAGCATTTGACGATGCGTGGCGTGTGGCTAACGGTGCACAACCAGGCAATGTAGGTGTTCCCGGAGCAAATAAACCCGCACCACAGCAGGCAAACTTTAAAGGTCCACAAAGCTACGGACAGACTACAACTAACGCACCCGGCTTCAATGCAAGTAATGTAATGAAGATGCCAGGTATGCAAAAAACTGCACCTAATGTTAAAGAGCCAGCACTAGCAGAATCATCTAAATTTGATAAACTAAATTATATATTTGAAAGTATCGTACAAGAAGCGGGTCAGCAATCTATTAGTCAGTATCTAATGGGCTTCTTTAAAAAGTTTATGACTAACGTAGATCCTAAAGCACTACAATCATCATTGCCAAAAGCTGAAGCATTAGCTAAAGAAGCAGAAGCAAGCTATCCTAAGATGAATGCACCGTTGACTAAGATGGCACAACTAGGATGGGCAGTATCACATCAACAAGGTGAAGATGAACCTCAACAATCTGCACCGGGAACAGCACCGGCTGCAGGTAGTGCAAGTCCTGCAAGTCCTGCAGGATCAGCGACTACCACAGGTACTCCACCAAGTTCAGGGTCTGCTACAAATGATCCACAAAAAGAAAAAACTGTTTACGCACAAGTTAAAGGCATGTTAGACAAGCTAGACAAGAAGGGTAAACAACGTATTTTAGCGGCTTTAGAAAAATCTTTAGGAAGTGCACCTAGTGCACCATCAGCACCTAGTGCACCACCAGCAACAAAAACTAAGACACCTCCTCCGGCAGGCAATGAGCCTATGTCAATTGGCGGACAAAAGATTAATCCAAATGATCCGTTGTATGCTAAAATGCAACAAAAATTAGCAGGTAAATAAATGAATCTGTCTGAATCATTAGCACTACTAACAAATAAGATTGACCAGTTATCAACTATCACAGAAGATAAAGGTCACTTAGACCACCCTGAGGATTTGATATTCTTAGGCGGCAGTGAAGGTGCTCAACGTGCATTGCAAGCCGCACAAGACACAGTTAAGAATCCAAACACAGTCACCATTAAATGGGATGGTTATCCTGCTTTGATTTTTGGTCATGGTCGTGATGGTAAGTTCAGTATCATGGACAAACACATGTTCAACAAGAAAGACGGCACTGGTCGTCAAGTATTCAGTCCACAACAATTTGTTCAATATGACCAAGCACGTGGTGTAGACCGTTCAGGACTATATCAGATTATTGCTAACATCTGGCCAGGCTTAGAAAAGTCTAGCAAAGGTGCCAAAGGTTATTACTGGGGTGACTTGTTATTCACACAACCATTACAAGAACAGAATGGTATGTATTCGTTCAAAGCTAACCCTAACGGTATCACATATCAAGTAGCAGTAGACAGTGAAATAGGACAACTATTAGGTGGTGAGCAAGCGGGTATTGCGGTGCATCAATATCTAGACCCTGCGGCAATGTCTACTGACCAAGCAACTACATTAAATGGTACGATTGGTAAACTAAAGAACAACAGCAATGTAGCTATTGTCCCTAGTAAAATGCCTATCACTCCTAAACTATCATTAAACGCTAGTTTAGTTAAAAATGTTCAAAGTGCTATCAACAAGTATGGAGCCGCAGTTGACCAGTTGATGGATACTGCCCCGCAAGCTAGAAATACATTCAATCAATTGTTTACTGTATATGTGAACAAGCGTATTGTTGCTGGCAATCTAAACAATATGCTAGATGGATTTATACAATTTGTAGAGTCTCGTCCTATGACAGATAAAATGAAAGCTAAAATCATGGAGCACTTACAGAACAATGAACAAGGTCTTGTGGGTGCATTCACTATCTGGGTTGAGATGTATAAACTAAAGATGGCAGTTGTAGAACAACTAAACAAAGCCGCTGAAGCAAGTCCTGTCAAGGGCTATCTACAAGACGGTACTGAAACGCATGAAGGTTTCGTTGCTAATGGACTAAAATTCGTAGACCGCATGGGATTTAGTCGCCAAAACTTAGCAGGCCGCTAACCAAAACCAGCCTTTTTTTGTTCCAGGCATAAATATATACATGAATCTATAGGATTCAAACTATTTAAAGGAAATATATCATGTCAGGATTTACAAGAACACACGGCGATTCACAACCAGTATTCGCTATTGACGTACAAAACGGCCCAGTTGCTTCTACAGCTAACGCTAACGGCACACCAACTAACCTATACGGTCCAGCTTTAGACTTCTTCGGTTTTGATCTAGGTGCCGCTCCAACAACACAATTAGGTGTTGGTGGTGCTATCGGTGCAGTTAACCAAGCTATCGAACAATTAGCTACAATCGCTATTTACCAAGTTCAAGCTTCTGCTACAGCTACAAACATGTCTGTTGCTGTATACCCAGTTGGTGCATGGACTGCTGGTACATTGCAAACAGCTATTCAAGCTCTAGGTACAGTTAACGGTTACGACTTATCAAGTGCGGCTGTTACTAACGTTGGTTTCAAACTAGCGGCTTCTTAATCAGAAGTTTAACTTCACAAAAATCCGAGATTTATTCTCGGATTTTTTTTGCCTCTAAATATAGATATGAGTTTTAAAATAAGTTGCTATACACTATTTGATATCACGCAGACAGGTGTTGTCAATCGTGGAAGACCAGGTGTCGATGAAGATATGGATGCTTGGTTATTCAAAAGAAATACACAATGCAACTTTGACACAATATTACAAGTAATATCATTACGTAGCCAACCAGAAGATATAACTAAACCAAAAGTTAAACAGATAAGTTTATCTGAGTTTCAGAACTTTGGGTTCTTGTTGGAAAATGATGAGCCTATCAACTGCTGGTCATTCAGTTTTACTATACAGCATCCTAGTGTGTTCTATGACGGTATTACTGATTTAGGTTCATTGTACAATGATTGCGACCAAGTACCTATGCTTAAAACAAATACTATTTGGGATAAGCTCCCTTCATTCTTAGATTCTAGCGATGAGTTAAGAAATATCTATTTTAAGGTAGACAACAATGATGATTGATATTGAAAAGAAGTTCAAAAAGGTAATATCTAAACAAGAATTAGATAAACTTCAAAGTATTGCTATATTCCAAAATACTAACGGAGAATATGAAGTATTCAATAGTTATTTGATTGATAGACGCCCAGAAGGTGCTATAGTTAAACTATTCAATGGCGATACAGTCAATTCATTCTATAACTTGAAGAATGCCATGTGTTGGTGTATTTTTGATAAAAGAGGTAAATTTACATCAGCTAATAGGATTATCGAGTTAGATTTAAAGATATCCGCATTAGATGTAAGTATGTCAATGCACCAGAAGCTTTTTAAAAAGACAAAAGACACAGACATTAAATTGATATATCTAGCAAAATTGAATGAGGACAAGTGTAAAAAACGTCAAATGACGGATGAATTAACGGCATACCTCACGGAATCAGACTTTTGGCAACAGAAAAATTACAAATTAAAAACCGACAATAAAGCCAAAAGTGATAAATAATATATATTAGTCTTTGGGACCCACAACTATGAAATTAACAGATTTTGATAACAAACCAATCGCAAGTGCACAACGTGCCTTGAAAGAACATTATGGTACATCCATTGATGTTAGCAGAATGTCATATACACAAGTACGTGACATGCTTAATAAAGTACGCGGATTAATGTCTGAGTCAAAGCAATCAGCTAACTTCTATGAGAGTCAAGGTAATGCATCATACATGAAACTAGTTTTCATGGAACAAGCACTAAGCAAACAATTTGCTGAATTAAGTGCTACTCGTCCTCGTATCGTTACAGAGAACGAAGAAGTTGAAAAGTCACAAGTTGTTTTGGCAGCTCAAGACCTAGTAGATTCACTACGTAAAATGATTGAAGAAGTTAGTGACATGTTAGTTAAAGAACTACCAGCATTGTCAGATAGCATTCAATCTGAGATTGGCGTAAATGAATCACAACAATTCACTACTCAAGCTACAGAAGCATTGACATCATTGCAAGCCGCATTGACACAAAGCGAAACAACAATGAAATCAGCATTGAACGGTATCACTGGTCAAGGTGGTGCTGAAGCATTCGGTGGCGACATGGGTGCTGATATGGGTGCCGGTGCTGATATGGGCGGTGATGACATGAACGCTGACGTTAGTGTCGAAGAACCACTACCAGGTGGCGGCGAAGAAGAAATGAGTGCTGATTTAGAAGCACCCGAAGAAGAGCCAGTCGGTGGCGTAGGCCGAGCAAAACGCTAATATGAAACTATTCGAGTTTGACGCCAGTCCTCTTTTGGTTAGGTTGGTAGCTACTACCAGCCAACTGAAAAGTGACATTGATGCCGGACAAGAAAAACCTGACTGGACTGTTCCAGAACTCTTGCAATATTACAGAGATAATGATATTATCATTGACAAGTCTGATTTGTATGATATGATTAAGAATCCTCCCCTAAACAAATATATTGCCAACATTCAAGGTGACAATGTAGTGTTTAAGGGTCAGGCAATGGGCAACGAGCCTGGTGCTGATGAAAGTTCTAAGATTGTGAATCAAATGGCTCATAATGCAATGAAATGATAACACTAACAGAAAAAGCATCTAACAAAGTAAAACAAACAATCGCTAGACGAGGTAAAGGCCTGGGAATTCGTATTGGTGTAAAGACCACGGGTTGCTCAGGCTTAGCTTATGTGTTAGAGTATGTTGATACTCCTAGAGATGAAGATATACATGTAGAATGCAATGGATGTTCATTGTTTGTTGATCCTAAAAGCTGTGCATACGTTCAGGGCTTAGAAATTGATTTCGTTCGCAATGGATTGAACGAAGGTTTTGAATTTAAGAACCCAAATGAACGTGACCGTTGTGGATGCGGGGAAAGCTTCCGTGTATGAAATTTTTAACGGTCACTTGCAATAGAGACCAAAGTCAATTAATACTTCAAGCAGAAAGTATAGACAAATTTGTTGAAGATCCTATTGAGCATTATATCATTATCAATGAGGATGATCCCGACATACTAAGTTGGTATAAAAAATTAAAACAATATTATACCAAACACCGACTAATACTATTGCCTAGATTTAACTATGACTATTCTATAGTACAGAAATATAGCGATAATGTACTAGACAATTATGGTTGGTATATGCAACAACTACAAAAACTATTATTTGCATATTACATCCAAGATGATTATTTGATTTTAGATAGCAAAGATTTCTTTTTAAAAGAAACTCATGTTTCTATCTTCTTTGAAAAACAAATTGTAGGCAATAGAGTACAATTGTTATCTACACTTCCCGAATGGATCGATTGTGCAGATGCATATGCAGAAATATTTGATGTACCAACGTTTGTGCACTTTCCTGGAATTGTCACACCGTACAAAATAAGTCATAAATTAATTACAGAATCTACTTTCTTTGCAAAAGAAACATTAGCAGAAGTATTGCTTTATCCGGTAATCAATGGAAAAGCAAAAGGTATATCTGAATTTATATTCTATACTTACTTGATACCACACGAACACGCATTTTGGAAAACAATTTTTAATGATAATAACATTAATGTTATTTTACCAAAAACAGAATACATACACACTAAAAAATTTGACAACCCTAGTGATGTTATTACTAATTTAATAGAAGCATTGACCAGCAACAAGTTTGACATGTGCTCGTTAAACATATCATTACTAGATATAACAGAATCAACTACAGATTTCCATACAATAATAAACAGTTTATTAAAACAACGATCCTTTAATATCCAATTAACACAACATAGTTATACCAATGATTACAGAACGCTACAAATACATCCCCTTAAATAGAGAGTCAATTGACGGGTCTAGAAAATATGCTACACCCGACGGTGAGAAATTGCCCTCAGTCACTACAATATTAGACTTTACTAAAAGTGAAGAATCAAAGCAAGCACTACAAAACTGGCGTAATCGTGTAGGTCATCAAAAAGCAAAAGAGATTACTACTGAAGCCGCGGGTCGAGGGACTCGTATGCATAAGTGGATTGAAGATTACATTAAGACAGGAGTACTCAATGAGCCCGGAAGCAATCCGTATAGCATCCAAAGCCATAAAATGGCACAAAATATCATTTATCAAGGTCTTAGTAAATGCAATGAATACTGGGGTACAGAAGTTCCGCTCTATTATCCGAAGATTTATGCAGGGACGACAGACTTAGTAGGTGTACATGATGGCGATGATGCTATCATGGATCATAAGCAAACAAATAAGCCTAAAAAGCGTGAGTGGATTGAAGATTACTTTGTTCAATTAGCCGCTTATGCTAATGCCCACAATGAAGTACACGGAACAAAGATACGCAAGGGTGTCATTTTTATGTGTTCTGCTGATAATATCTATCAGGAATTCATACTTGAGGGCACTGAATTTGACAAATATACCGATGTTTGGTTCAAAAGAGTAGAGCAATATTACACACAGTTCCTGTAACAAAAATTGATAAATAAGTGTAAATCTGTAAAGAATTACACCTATGGCAATTATACAAATCTCGAAAATTCAGCAACGATCAGGCAACTTGGTCGATTTGCCACAACTAGACGAAGCACAGTTCGGCTGGGCAAGTGATGCTAAACGATTATTCATTGGTAAAACTACCCCCAATGAAAATATTGAAGTATTAACTTCTTATTCTAACATCAGTTTCAGTCAAATTGACGGGTCTGGCGGCAGTAACGTAAACATTGACGCTAATGCACTTCAAAATGGTCAATTATTAACCTACGTTGAAACAACAAATACTTGGGAAAATTACACAGGTAATTCTTCTCAAATAGGTAATTCAAAAATTCAATTAGGTGATGTTGCAAACATTAGTATGGCAGGTGGATCAACTGGATTCGTACTACAGACTGATGGTTTGGGCAATCTTTCTTGGACACCTAAAACAACGATTGTTGCAAATATTGTAGCATTATCAAATGCGACACCTATTGTTATGACAGTCAACAATACAACCCCGTATACAAATGGTACTGAAATCACTATTTCCGGAGTTGATGGTAATGCTAATAGCAATGTTAATAGTACAAACTTTTATATTGAATTAGCAGTAGATTTCCCGACATCAGGTAATGTATCATTATATACAGATAGTGGACTCACTATAGGGGCCGATGGTACAGGATTAGAATATGATAACTCTCCAAACGCACTAGCTATCACTACTGTAGGTGGAACATCTACACTAGTTGCGGCAGGATCAAATACATCTATCCAATTCAATAACGGTGGTACGTTACAGGGTTCTCCTTACTTTACTATTTTAAATGGTAACGGATTATTAACTCACACTGGCCCACACTTTTCTGTAGGTAATGTATTTGCCAACAGCGGTGCAGTTGTGGCAAGTCAATTGACTGGTTCATTGATGACAAATGCACAGCCTAATATTACTAGTGTCGGTACGTTAACAAGTGTAAGTGTTTCAGGTAATGCTAACGTAGGTAACTTGAATACAGCAGGTAATGTAATTGCTTCTCAAGTAACAGCAAACTCAAATGGTACAGGTAACAACTTTAAAGTCGGTGACGATGCATACATCGGTGATATCAACATAGTGAACACAATGGTTGTCAAGGGACAACAAGATGGTACACAGGGTTATATTGTTTTTGGTAACACTAACACTACAAACTATATTGGTCGTAATGGTTCAAATGCAATCACAGTAACCGGTGCATTCAGTGTTACAGGTAATGCTAACGTTGGTAATATTGGTGCAACAGGTGGTGTGTTTACTACAGTAGCAGGCAGTTTAACAACAGCCGCACAACCTAACATCACTAGTACTGGCACATTGGCTGGGTTAGAAGTTAGCGGTAGTATTACTCCTAGTGCAAACATAACATATGATTTAGGTAATACTACAAATCGTTTCAAAGATTTGTATTTGTCAAACAGCACAATCTATCTTGGTGGTCAAACTATCAGTGCAAACAGTTCCGGTGTTATTATGTCAGGAAATCTGTCTGCTAATATAACAGGTAATGTAACAGGTAATGCGACTACAGCGGCTACTGTAACAACGGCAGCACAACCAAACATTACAAGTACAGGTACATTAGTATCATTATCAGTCAGTGGAAACGCTAACATAGGTAACATCGGTACTGCTGGATTGATTACTGCTACTGGTAATATCAATGGTGGTAATATCAACGCTACTGCGTTCTATGGTGCAGGTACTGGTTTAACTAGTATTCCTGGTGGTAACGTTACAGGTGCAGTTGCATATGCAACAACATCAAATAGCGTAGCTGGTGCTAATGTTAGTGGCACAGTATCTAGTGCTACTACTGCAGGTACAGTAACAACGGCAGCACAACCCAATATTACAAGTATCGGTACATTAACATCATTGTCGGTTAGTGGTAATGCTAACGTTGGCAACTTAGGTACAGGTGGTTTGATTACTGCTACTGGTAATATTACTGGTGGTAACTTAGTAACAGGTGGTGCTGTAAGTGCTAGTGGCAATGCATCAGTATTGGGTATCAAAACTGACAACTATTATTATGCTAATGGTGTGTCAATTAGTTTTGCTGGTTCATATTCAAATAGTAACGTTGCATCATATTTACCTACATTTACTGGAACCGTTGGTGCAACAGCATTGACAACAGGTGCAAATACTACAGTAGGCACAATTATAGGTGATTGGGGTCTATCAGCAGGTTCTAAACTATCAGCAACATATGCTGACTTGGCAGAATATTATGAAGCCGATGCTCATTATGAGCCGGGTACTGTGTTAGCGTTCGGTGGAGAAAAGGAAGTCACCATCGCTGAAGATGGTACTACTAGAGTTGCAGGTGTTGTATCGACTGATCCAGCATACGCAATGAATGCAAAATGTCCTGGTGAGCATGTAGTAGCACTAGCTCTACAAGGTCGTGTACCAACTAAAGTACGTGGTTCAATTCGCAAAGGTGACATGATGGTTAGTGCAGGAAACGGCTATGCAAGACCTTGGAATAGTCCACAGATGGGAACAGTTATCGGCAAAGCATTAGAGAACTTTGACGGAATCGAAGGCGTAATTGAAATCGCAGTCGGAAGATTATAATAGGAAAAACAAATGGCATCAGCAATTTATACAGCAAACGGAGACAGTCAATTATCAGCGGTTGCCACAACTGATAAAATTCGCATCGCAACAACCACAGTGGCAATTGCAATTGCTGTGGGTGATGCAAACGTAACGGCAAATTTGTCAACATGTGAAATTATCCCTGCAAATTCAATAGACAATAGTTTTATTGTGGGCCAAGGTAATTATGTTGCATTCATTTCAACAGGAGCTGATACTATATTCAGCATTACTGACCTAGGTGCACCGCACGA